CGCGACTGCGCATCGGCGTCAAGCAGCAAAGTACCGCCCTGCCCGGATTGTTCGGACGCGGCGTGATGGGATTCGTGCCAGTAAATGAAGTCGTTGGGGCGGTACGGATCCGGGTGGCGTTTGGCGTCGCGGTTGACGTTGGCCAGCACCGAGGTGACGATGCCATGGCGCTGGTCAGCCACCAGTTCGCCAAAGGGTTCGAGCGCGTAGTACGCCCTCCACTCGGTGAGCTCAGTGCTGTCGATCTCCGTCAGGAGTTGGCGGACGGTTTTGCCTAGGGCCAGCGCTAGGCGGAAGTAGAACTTGCGCTCAGGCCGGCCACGGAGTTTTTTTCCGCCTGCGCCTCGGCTTGCACGCCTAGTCCGTTGATGCGCTGCGCGGCATTGAAGACGCGTTCCAGTGCCGTCGCAGACTTGAGCGCAAGGCGGTCAACATCGGTGACGCCGAACACCAAGTTTCCGGCATCATCCACCACGGTGAGCGCCACCAACTTGGCACGCATGTTGGCCATGTTCGGTTTGCGCGTGCCGTCCGACAGCGTGGTGATCATGCTGGCCTCGAATGCGTCGCGGTCGGCACCGGTCATGGTGCGCACGCGCACCGAGCCGCCCCATTCGGGAACCTGGACGGATTCGCTTTGGAGGTCGTTCGATTCGAGGATTTGGTCTTTGGTGAGGGTCATGGTCAGGGTCCTGAGGGTTAGAGTCCGGTGATGGCACCGGAGATGCGGATGTCGACGGAAGTCTTGGCGACGGCGTCCACGCCGCCGGCCAGGGAGAATTTCTTGACGAAGCCGGTGAAGGTGATCACCGTGGCGTTGGGGAGAGTCAGCTTGAAGTTGGACAGCAGGCCCGACACCTGCTTGGCGCGCAGCGCGACGTGGCCTGCGTTGGCACTGTCGTAGTCGATGTTGATGCTGAACGCACCGGGATCGGTCAGGCCCAGCTTGAACTCCTTGGCCACGCTGTCCAGGTTGGTCACTTCCAGCTCGGACGCGGAGCCGTCGAACCCGGAGAAGTCCTTGATGTTGGCGATGTTGGTGAACGTCACCGGGGTCGCGGTGCCGCCCGACGTGTAGGCCAGGCCCGTGGTATCGACCTGCAGCGCGAAGGTGTTGGTGGTCTTGCTGACCACACTGAACGTCAGTCCGTTGAACGAGGCTGCCGCCGTTCCGACCAGGGCGGCGATCGTGATGACATCGCCATTGACAAAGCCGTGCGCGGCGCTGGTGAAGATGGTCGGGTTGCCGGCCGCCATGGCAGTGATGGTCTTGGCACCACCGGTGCCGGTGCCGATGGCCAGGATGGAGCCCTGGGCCGAGATTGCGGAAGATGGCATGGTTTACCTTTCAATGATTAGGAATGGCGATATGGGTCAATGCCACAGCGAGTAGTCGTGGCTGATGCGGAACAACTTGACCTGGTCTTCGAAGAAGTCCTGCAGCAGGACGGAGACGTTCTGCACGGACCAGGCGGACATCAGTGCGTCCACCTGGGCGGCGATGGACGTCGCTTCCGCGTAGGTCGTGGCGTACACGTCGATCTGCATCCGGGTGTTGGTCAGGCCTGAGTTGCCGGAGAGGACGTTCTCTGAATTGCTGCTGATGCGCTGGTAGGTGATGTAGGGTTTGACCACCGCATCGGGCGCGGTCAGCGGGAACACGCGTGTGCCAGCGGCAGTGCCACCGGACAGCAAGGCGAGGATTTGTTCTTGAACTGTCATTTGCGAACCGCCAGCTTGGCGACTTCTTCAGGGATGCGCCGCTCCAGGTACGCCTTGATGGCCGCCACCGCATCACCCTTCCTGGCCTCGAATGCCGGCCGCAGGAAGGGACGCGCTGTCATCTTCGAAGTACCGAATTCCACGAAGCGCGCGTACCAGGCGTCCTGGGACAGGTTGCCCTTCTTCCCCTGGTTGCGGTACTTCTTTCCCTTGTGCACCCCGACGAAGAAGGTCTGCCTGACCAGGCTGGACAACTCCCGGACCTGCTTCTGGTACACCGAGCGCTTCAGGGTGCCCGCTGGCAACTGCCCGGCACGCTTCGGTCCCTCAGACACCGGTGCCCGGCTCTGTGCCTCCTTGCGGATGACCGTTGCGCCGGCATTGACCGAACCGCGCAGAACGTTGCGAGCAATTCCCTGGGGCAGCGCCTTGAGGGCAACCTGCAGTTCCCGCAGGCCCTGGACGTGTCGCACTTCAGCCATTGCTCAGGCCCTCCGAGGCACTAATCTCGACAGTGCCCTTGCGCTCGTCGATGTTCAGTGCTCCGTGGATGTTGAACACCCTGGTGGCGTACGACACGCGCATAGCGGCGACCATGGCCGGGTTGGCGAACTCGGCGCGGTAGCGCACAGTGATCCGGTGACTCACCTCGCTTTGCACCGCCTGCGCTGCGAACAACTCGCGCGCCGACAGCGGCTCGATACATGCCCTCGCGCTGAATGCGTCGGTCCAGTTGGTGACCTGCTGCCCGAAACTGTCGACACTGGCGCTGCGCGTCTGGAACTTGACGCTCTTGCGGAAGATTCCGGCCGCCATGTCAGACCATCGCCAGCCGGTAGGGGTCGAGCAGTCCGTCGACAAACGCGAGCGGGGTGACATTGACCCCGCGCGCGCTCACGACCTCCTCGCGGTGCTCGTACAGCGTGCCGATGCGCATCTTCATCCAGTGCACCAGGCCAGGGGGTACGTCGTCCGCCGTCGCTCCATACCCGGCCGTGAAGCTGACCGTCACCGCGCCGATCTGCGGCAACGTGGGAGGCCAGACCTGCCCGAACTTCGGCGTGACCCGCGCGAGCAGGCCAGACAGGTCCGACACGTAGTTCACTGCCGGCATCGTCTGGAGGGTGTCATTCATGTCCAGGTAGGTGATGCCGTCGATGCTCTGCACCGGCCCGTGCTCCAGCAGCATGGCATGCGCTTGGAACGAGTCCAGCACCAGGCTCCACTGCTGCGTGATGAAGCTGCTCCGGGTGAGTTGCTCGGCATACTGGCGCGCTGCGGCTATCAGCGCGGCGATCACGGCGTCGTCATCGCTCGTGTCCACGTTCAGGTGCTGCTTGGCCTGGGCCAGCGTGATCGGCTCGAGGGCGGGAGCGACGACTTGTTGGTAGGCCATCGCCGCTCCCGGACCTATCAGCCGATGATCTGCACCACACCGACCTGATCGAAGGCGTCCGCCGTGGCGTACCGGGGATTGACCCCGAGCAGCTGCGCCGACACCAGGCTGGCCGCCACGCCGACAGTGAGCGAAAGGCGGACGAAGCCGAAGTTGTTGGCGTTGTCCACGTCCTCGGGTTTGAGGTTGATCAGCGCCTGCTTGTTGTCGCCGCTGGCCTTGAGGATCTGCACGATCGCCTTCGAGGCGATGTCCTTGACGCCGGTACCGGCGTTGTCCTGCGCCTGCTGGACTTTGGCGTCCAGGGTTGCCGAGGCGCCCATGACGCCGGTTTGCACGACGGCAAGGAAGGCGTGGAAGTTGGCCACGTTGATCCAGGCTGTGGACACGGTGCCAACGCCCTGGCTGATGGGATCGATGGTGGCGAGAATCGACAGCTCTTCGCTGCCCTTTGCATTGGGGAACATGGAAATCTCCTGTGAGGATCAAGATAGGAAAGGGGAAGACGGGACGCTGTGGCCCCGTCGCAGTACAAGCCCGGGCCTATCGGGCGCCGAGTTGGATGTAGGGCGAGAGCGAATTGCTGCCCTTGGCCGGCGCGATCGCATTGACGATCTTGGATTGGCCGTCCATGCGGAACGTGGTCCGGAAAGCCGTCAGGTCCGCATCGAAGTACAGGTGCATCGACGTTGCGGTCTGCATACCGCCCGCCTTGGTGATGGTCTGGTAGTACGACAGGTCGACCAGCAGCACGTCTCCCTGGCTGGAAAACGAGTTGGCGTGCTGCGACACAAACACCGGGCGACCGAGCAGCGTGCCGTAGGGGGAGACCTGCAGCCCGCCAACCGACAACCCGGTGGGCAGGTAGATCGGGAAGTTGCCCAGGGACAGGGTGAAGAGCGCCGGCAGCACATCGTTGTTGATGATCCACACAGCATTGGTGAACGAGCCCGGGGGCAGGCGCGCGATCATCTTTGCCAGGTTCTGTGGCACCAGAGTCTGCGTTGCCTGGCCGGACTCCTTGACCACCGTGACCACCGCGCCCGCGTTCATGCAACCGACCGGGATGCCGTTGCCGGCACCGAATAGGATGGACTCGTTGGCCTTCCAGCGGA